GTGAAATGGGGCCTCCCGAAGCCTACCGTTTAATGCGGTGCATATTGATTATAAATCACGGGAACCCCTCAACTTGTATACCGCCCGGGTTAAAGGCGGACCCTGGCCCATCAGAATGCGGGGACAGGGGCAAGCACAGACATGACGAAAACAGAGTTCGTAATCGTCGTGGCCGTAACCGTGAGAGTGAACGTCGCGGTCTCAGCAGTAGCAGTGAACGTCTCCCATTGGGTGGCGTCAGTGCCCGCGCCGTTGACCTGGGTGGTACCGGCGGGTCCGAACTTGAGTGTGGCTCCAGTGCTAGCCACAAAGGTGAAGGCGGTGATGACGGTGCCGATGAGGTTAGCCGACACAAGATACTCCTGCCCAATCACCAGGGCGCTCGCGGTGACAACCAACCCGGAACACGAAAGGGAAGGGGAGCCACCAGACGTTTGCGAGGCGCCAAAAGGGGTCGCGGCGGCCAAGGCACCGGCGCCGGACATGTACCCCGTGGAAAAGAAACCACCAGGGGGCACCTGCGGATTGTAGAGAGACACATCATACTCAACCCACAGCTTCCCGACATTGGCGACAGAGTCGTCCGACGACGCGACGAAAAGGTTTCCCGAATCGTATGTCTTAATGTCGAGGTTTGCACCGAGAGCACCGTTGCGCACGAACTTGCGGCGCTGCTCGCCGTTCAGCAAGTCGCCCTCAAGATCACAAGTGAAAGGAATCCACACGTTGCCCTCCTCAGCATCGGTGTAGGAGGACAGTGCCGTCTCACCAACGGGAGCAGCGTCGGCAGCATCATAGTCTGGGCCCATAATGACGCTACCGGCAACCGCCGTCCCAACCGCAGGCACCCAAATGTATCGGATGCGATTGAAGCGGTAGGACTCGTAACCAGCCGACTCATTGCTAAGCCAGGGAAACGAAGCTGCCAAGCCCGGGTTGAGGGCAATGGCCTTCAGGATGGTGAAAACACCGGTTCCTGGAGTGGTCAGCTTGGCAACCTTCTCACGATGGATGATCCTCATCTCATTCGCGTTCTTCACGGCGTAATGAGGTTGGATTTTCTTCATCACCGTACCCTGAGACACCGGGGCAAAGAAGGAAGCTGCACCACCGCCGAGTACTGAAACGTCGGCTCCGCCACGACCAGACATGGCGCGCCCATTGCGAGCGCGGCGCTTTCGCTGCCGCTTCTGCTGGCCCTGGGACTTTCGCTTCTTTTGCTGGGGTTGACCCTGAGCAGAGGAGTTCGCTTTCCTCTTGCGCTGGCTGCGCGAGCCGCCTTGCTGTTGGCTCATGTTGTTGTTGTTCGTTGTAATGTTACTACCAAACAAGAAAAATTTCGGCAGTGGGGCGCGACCCCATACGAACAACACCAGACTGATCAAAGGCTCAGCCTGGACAAGCCGTCCCCCCGAGGGGCATTCAGTTCGGGAGAACCACGCCCAGTCGCTTGGCGACTTGAGCGCGCTTCTTGGCCCACAACTTAGAGCGCAAGGCAAACGCCTCCTGAGTCTCATTTGGTCTCAACTTAGGCGCGACCCACTCACGAGGATCAGTGTGGGTTTTGACAGGGGCCTGTCCAGCAGGCATCACCCCTTCGGGCTTGGGTCCCGGCTTTGGTCGGGCGCGCTTGCCGCGCTCGTCAACCAACGGTACAACAGCCACAGCCTGAAGCACAGCTGCAGGGAGGTCTTTGGGCACTGGGGCCACCGCATTACTCGTGTCTGAACCGCTCCCGAGTTCCAAATCGGGTTTACAGCTGAGCATGTCGACGACGACCTCAGGTACAGGAATAGGGATGGGGACAACAGCTCCGTCACGAAGCTCAGTCAAACCGGGAAGGGTCCCGTCCATCTCCTCCTTACCCTTGGATTCCTCGCACTGAGGGACGATGAGGGTGTCACCCACCACGCAGGCCTGCTTAACCACCACCGGTTGAAAACCAGCGGCAGTGCAGAGTGGCGCCCGAAGCAACAGCGACGGGTCTTGACTGGTCTCGATCTCAGCGATCCAGTGCTCGAAGCGCTCCCAATCGAAGTCTGGTACGAATGAGGCAAAGACGTCACCCATCCACCCGGAATCTTCGTTGGGCCAATTGGCCTCAATCGAGTGCTTTCCGTCCCACGGCATGAGCTCTCCTTCCACACGCTCCCCAAGAAGCGAGTGGGACACCCTGGCGATAGCGCCAACCACGGGCGAATTGCGGTCCATGCGGTAATAGCCGGAAATGCGCTCGGCAAACCTCTCCAGCGCCTGCTTGGAGTAAGGAACAAACCGCTTTGGACCGACCCACAGCTTCGAAAGCAAGCGGGCTGGATTGGCCATGGAGTTGACATCTCCATTCCAAACGTCCGGGCCAAACTGCCTGTTGAGGAAATTGACACCGAGTTCACCTCTAGGCACCACCTCAACCTCGTAGTCCTGGCCCATGACCTGACTGGCCTTCTCAACCATCTTGGGATCGACGTCTCTGGAAAGACTGTCGTCCCCCCCATAGATTCCGAGGCGCTCCCATGCGGCCTCAGGGGACAAGCAAGCTCCATCCACAGTGGTCTGACGAAGAGCACTGTAGTCAATGAACGCAGTAATGAGCGAGTTGAAGTCGGCGGTCTCAAGCGAGCCAGATCCCCGCGAGTAGCCTGAGTCATATTTGTATCCATGCTCCGTGGATCCCGGGATCGCAATCTGCTTGTCCATGGCCTCATTCACGCCGCTGTGGTAAACAGGCTTGAAGAAGCGAAGCATGCACATGCGCTCCAAAAGGCGACAGTTGAGGTTGACGTGCCCATCGAACCTTCGGCCGTCGGCCATGACCGAGTGCTTGGCGTCTTTGAGAACATCGCCAACTCTCTGAGCACACTCGGCAGGTGTCTTGTTGAAGGCGTACCAAACTTGCTCCTTCATAATGACACTGTCAAAGGCGTACATGTAACGGGAGTACGTCTCTTTCACAATCGGGATGGCTTGTGAGATGTTGCGCGGATCGGAGGGCTTCGGGTACGTTTCCTTCTTCTTGAAGACGCTCCACTTAGCAAGCCAAGAGTCACCGGTGACGGCTGCCTCGTCGAGGATCGCGCGCTGGGAAGGGGAAGCCTGCTTCTCACGCACTTCATCGTGATCAACAGGCTCACCAGTATGCTTGTAGCACTCAGGGATCAAGAGCTCGGCGAACTCGACCATGTACCCTGCATATCTGGGGGGAAGAGGCTCCTGGGGGCGACCCTGAAAAGCCTGGACGCGGCCAACGACGCACCGCTCATCGGCGGCGATCGAGTCAGCGAAGCCGTAACAAGGGCCAAGCAATGGGGAGCCAAAGCCGGCCAACGGCACCGGTGCGTCATAATCGTGCTTGGCAAACCAAATAGGCACGAAGCTGTCCTCTGGCGGGTATACCACAGGGGGAAAATGCGGCATCCCGGATCGGACGAAGCCGGCCACGATCGCAGCGTGGCCGGGAGGCAAGCGCTCAGTAGGCAGTCCAACAGCACTCGAAGGCGAAATATTGCTGGCCACCATGCCGGGGGTGATGGGCATCTTTGCAACCATAGCCACGGCCTCAACGGCATCAAACTGGCTCTTGGGAAGTGTAACAGCGTTGTGTGATCCCACAATGGCAACACTGCGGCTGAGCCCGTCTTTGCTGACCACGTCCAAAACGACATGGCCCTTGTACACAGGTCTCAGCCTATCCAAGGTCTTCCCCTCAAGCAAAAGTGAGGTGGGGGCGACAGACGGCATGGAGAACGCACCGATCACGGAAAGCATGATCAGCACGTGGTGGTCATCGATACGCTTGCGGTCGATGTGGTATGCGACAACACGCTTGCTGAGGAACCCCTTCGTCTCGGCAATGAATGTGTCACCAGAGTAGTCCCAGATCGCATGAGTGTACTCGGCTCCACCGCTCACGCGGTAGTGCATTCTTCCATCCTCAAGGAACCTGAACGTGTACTCACCCTCGCTCTTCGCCGCTGCGGTCGGCTGAACAGCGCACACAAAATACGTGCCTGGATACATAGCAAGCAAATGTGGCATGTCGACGTAATAGTCCACGTCGACGAGGACCGCCGCCTGACTCTGAGGGTCAAAATCGAACCCGGAGGGCGGCACAGCGATATCCTTAGCCCAATGAAACGAGCGACAACCACTTCTCCCCTTGCGCACGTCTGACAAGGACTGCTGCACAAGGTATGGCTCCAAACCAAGGCTGTGGGCGGCCGCGACCGAAGTCGTACATCCACTATTGCGGTCTGAAGCACTCTCGCCGTGAGAGTGGTTCTGGATTGGCCCAGCGCGCACCAGAGGAGTGTTGCGGAACACTTCGCGCTGCTGGCTCGAACTCAGGGGGCCCGCCTGGAGAGTCTTCGAGATGATTTGGGTAGCCCACGCCGCCCCGATCGGTGTCTTGTTCTGAAACCACCAGATTGAGGCCATCTCCTTCGCCACCAGCCAAAGGAGGTACGTCACTCCAAGAGTCCGGGGATACACAGTAAACCCGTACTTGGAGGCAAACACGCCGCCAGCAAGGCCCTTGGGTGGGCCGACATAAAGGCGGCGGAATCTGAGTGAAATCACGCTCAGACAGAAAGCAACGAGGCGCCACCTAGACTCACGAGGCGCTACAACCACAGCTGGCTCAGCCAGGGGGGGAGCAACCTCGGGGGTCGAAGGCAGGCCACGGCTCGGAAGAAGTTTAACAAGGGTCTTGATGATGCCAACAGTTGCTGATGCAGCTGCGACATAACCCATGTACTTCTTCAAACCGTCGCTTTGAGACACAACAGCCAGGGAGGGGGTACGAGGAGCAAGCTCACTCTCACCCACACGAGCCAAAGAACCAGTGAAAACGACGCGTTGAAACGCGCGGAAAACACTGGAGAGCGAAGAGGCCAAAGCCTGCTTCGCCGCATTGTCAAGCCCGTCAGCCATGATGATGATGGTGGTGGTGGTTGTTGTGGA